ATGCTAAAAAATGATCTCTGGATAAATCAAAAAGCATCTGAAGGAATGATAAATCCATTCCAATCAAATTTGGTACGGCATCTTGAGCCTGATAATCAACAAAAACCGGTTTTGAGTTATGGATGTTCCTCTTATGGCTATGATTTAAGACTCTCATCAAAAGAATTCCTAATTTTTAGACATGTTCCTGGTACCGTAATGAATCCAAAAAAGTTTAATCCAAATAATTTAGAAAAAACTATTCTTCACCATGATGATGATGGAGACTTTTTTATTCTTCCTGCACATTCCTATGGTTTAGGGGTGGCTTTAGAAAAAATGAAAGTACCAGAAAATATAACTGTAATATGCATAGGAAAAAGTACTTACGCCCGACTTGGAATTATAGTTAATACAACCCCTGCAGAAGCAGGATGGGAAGGTCACCTAACTTTAGAATTTAGTAATAGTTCAGGTGCAGATTGCAGAATTTATGCCAATGAGGGTATCTGCCAACTATTATTTTTTGAAGGTGATCCATGCTCTACAACTTATGAGGATAGAAAAGGTAAATATCAAAACCAGCCAGAGAAGGTAACTTTAGCAAAGATCTAAAATGAGTAAAGTTGAACTAATTTCACTAACTCCTGATGCGGAAAAAACAATGGCATATATTGCAAGAGTTAGTAATCCAAACAATCAAAAAAATGAAGATTATTCAAAATTATTGAGTTATAGCATTAAAAATGAACACTGGAGTGTCTTTGAACAGTCGTTTATGACCTTACAAATAGAAACCAATAGAGGAATTGCGGCTCAAATCTAAAGGCATAGATCATTTACTTTTCAAGAGTTTTCTCAGAGATATGCAAATAGTAATGCCTTAGGTAAGATTGAGATGCCAGATTTGAGGAGACAAGACGAGAAGAATCGTCAAAACAGCATTGATGATCTGGATGAATTTACAGTTCAGAAACTACAAATGCAGATGAACACTCTTTTTACTTCTGCACAGTCATTATATAATCAGATGATTGAGTATGGAGTTGCAAAAGAATGTGCAAGAATGGTTCTACCTTTATGCACACCCACAAGACTTTACATGACAGGTTCATGTCGTTCTTGGGTTCATTATATTAATTTGAGATCTGCACACGGAACACAAAAGGAACATATGGACATTGCAGAAGCATGTCGTAAGGTGTTTACCGAACAGTTTCCTACTGTATCTGAAGCCCTAGAATGGGTCTAAATAACTTTACAAAACTTAAACACATATGCCTACATATCCTGTTATTAATTTGAAAACTGGTGAAACAAAAGAATTATCCATGAGTATGGTAAAATATGATGAGTGGAGAAAAGAAAATCCAGATTGGGACAAAGATTGGCAAGCTGGTTGTGCAATACCAACCGAAGTCGGAGATTGGAGAAACAAATTAGATGGTGGATGGAATGAGGTTCTAGACCGAGCTTCCAAACAACCAGGCTCTACTGTTCGTAAATTCAATAACTACTAAACATGCCAAGAAAAAAGAAAACGATTGAACCGATAGGCGTAGGATATACTTCAAAACAAATGAAAAGAAAGAAACCAATCAACAATGATTTCTTGATTGACATTGATGCATTGACAGATAATCAAGAGAAGTTATTTGAAAGTTATAAGAAAGGCCAAAACATTTTTGCATATGGTGCTGCTGGTACTGGTAAGACCTTTATTAGTCTGTATTTGGCACTACAAGATGTGCTGGATGAAACTACACCTTATAAAAAAATATACATCTTTAGGTCTCTAGTATCCACAAGAGAGATTGGGTTCCTGCCAGGGGATCACGAGGACAAATCGGCACTATATCAGATACCATACAAGAACATGGTAAAGTATATGTTTGAGATGCCTACGGATGCAGACTTTGAAATGTTGTATGGTAATCTAAAGGCACAAGAAACTATATCATTCTGGAGTACCTCATTCATTCGTGGTACAACATTTGATGATGCAATTCTAATCATTGATGAGTGTCAGAACTTGAACTTTCATGAACTTGATAGTATAATGACTAGAGTAGGAGACAACTCTAGAATCATATTCTGTGGTGATGCAGCCCAGACTGATTTAATCAAGACAAATGAGAAGAATGGTATCCTAGATTTCATGAGAATCATGGAACAAATGAATGAACAGTTCTCTATGATCGAGTTTGGAGTGGATGATATTGTCCGTTCTGGATTAGTTAGAGATTATATTATTACTAAATTAGCTTTGGGACTCTAATGAATAGAACTTTTTGTAATCATCTTGGTGAAATTGAATTAGATCGCAAAGAATCGGCTGGGTGTCGCCTATATAAGATACCCAATGGTGAATGGGTTCCATCAATCACCTCAATAACTTCATTTTATAATCGAGAAAAATTTATAAAGTGGAGAAAAAAAATTGGAGAGGAGAAAGCAAATAAGATAACCAAACGAGCCACAACAAGAGGTACAGATTTCCATGAAATCGCACAGGACTATCTTGAGGGAAAGCAACTCGTATGGGAGGAACATCTACCCGCTACAAAATACATGTTCCACCATGCCAAGCCATTCCTCGATAAAATCAATAATGTACATGCTATTGAGCGCACCTTGTATTCTGAGTTTTTCGGTATTGCAGGTCGTGTTGATTGTATTGCAGAGTACGATTCAGAGCTTGCAGTCATTGATTTTAAAACTTCAGAGTACATTAAACCAGAAGCTTGGTTAGAAAATTATTTCGTCCAAGAGGCTGCATACGCTTGTATGTACTATGAGATGACAGGTATTCCTGTCAAGAAGTTGATTACAATAATGACAACTCCATCAGGAGAGGTACACGTATTTGACAAACGTGATAAAGACGAGTATATTAAGCTATTAGTTAGATACATTAAAAAATTTGTTACTAATTTCACCCATGAATAAAGATCTTGACAAGGCACTGAAAGCTAAGTTTCTGTGTCAAACAAAATTTACTCAAGATATTGAAAACCTCGTTAAAGATAACGATGATTTGAATTACATTGATGCCATCGTGCATTATTGTGAACAGAATAAAATTGAAGTTGATTCCGTTTCTAAGTTGATTAGTAAACCAATGAAGGAAAAGATAAAAGCGGAAGCTACAGAACTTAATTTTCTAAAACGTACATCAAGAGCTAAACTACCATTGTAA